GAACTTTTTTGACATCAAAGCCTCTTTGTATGAAGGCGCTAATCGGTAGACGATAGAAGACAGCACCATTTTCCATAATTGCGTGAAAGAGTATGGCATGTCCTGTAATCGATGCCATGCCAAAAATAAGACAGTCTTCCACTTCTCCATAATGACTTTTAAGGTCATAAAGATATTCTCTTCTTATCTGCGCATAAGTCGCAGGAATGTTTGCGTTCAAATATGCCATCTATCATATAATCCTTACAGTGCTGCGATTATTAAAATCACAAGTACAACACCTGCACCGATCACAACTTTTCTGTGATCTTTCCACATGTGCTCAATTGCTTCTCTTATCATTTCCATGTTTCCTCCTAATCGTATATATCCCCCCAATTTTTACCTGATTCATAATCAACTTTATTGGGAACTGCTAATTTAACAGCATTTTCCATAATCTCAATGATTTTATTAGCATGTTCTTTAGATTCTACTGATAAATCTAATTCATCATGGATTTGTATATGAGCTATAATACCTTCCTTGTATAAATCAAGCATTGATTTTTTGGTCATATCTGCTGCAGATCCCTGTATTAATTTATTTAGTGCTTTATAAGTAAATGCTCTTCTTATTCTATTTTCTCCATATTTCTTAACTGCATCCTCCCAAGTCATAGGTGTGTGCATTCCAAATTGTGCTGGTTCCCATTTATTAAATCTACACCCTCTACCTAATAATGTTCTTATTTCCCCCTCTCTTGATGCCCATCTAGATGTTTCGTTCATAAGATCTCTTACAAATGGAACCCTGTCGTGGTACTGGTTAAATAATTCTTCAGCTTCTTGTTTCGTGCTCAAACCTAATTCTGCTTGTAACTTGGCTTTACCCATTCCATAAAATAATCCAAGATTAATGGTTTTGGCCTGAAGTCTACTAATGCCGGCCATGTCTGCAACAGTTCTATGAAAATCAATATCATTGTTAGAATAGTTATCTACAATTTCTTTTACCGATGAATCTTCTTTAATACCTGCGGTGGTTGCTGCAAAATGCACAACCAGTCTTGGTTCTTGTTGAGAGTAATCAAAACATCCCCACGTATGTCTTTCTTCAGGAATAAACAGAGATCGTATCATGGGTCCTAAATCTTTATTACGAGCAGGAATTTGTTGCAGATTAGGATTAGAATATGAAAATCTTCCCGTGACGGTGCCTCCTTGGTCTGATCTTATTTGATTAATATCGGCATGTATTCTTCCTTTATGTTCATATCTTAATATGGTATCTATGAATGTTGTATGGGCTTTATTAATTTCTCTAGCTTTTGCAATTTTTTTAACCAAAGGATGTTCATGTTCTTGAAGAAAGTTTTTAGTAAATGACGGGGCATTTGTTTTTTCAGTTCTTTTGTATGGTAATTTCAACTTGTCAAAAACTGTGGCAATCGATCTTGCTGCCCATATTTGAGCATCTATCTGTGTTTCTCGTTTTATCTCTTGCAGCAATTCTTTTTCTTGTTCAAGTAATTGTTGTTTCAATTGGTGAGCTTTTTCGACATCTACGCGCACACCTTTAAATCTCATATCAACTAAACAAGGGAAGAGTTGAGTTTCTAAATCAAATATTTCAGTTAAATTATCTTTTCTAATTTGTGAAGAAAGTCTTTTAAATAAATCAAGTGTTAAGGAAGCGTCTTTTTCTGCATATTCACCAACATAAATAGCTGGTAATTTGTAGAGTTCTGCTTTAGGATCTATACCCCAATTTTTCGCAATTTCTACAAGTGTTGTTTCGCTTTTTCTTTCCCCTAGATATTCCCAACTTAATGCATTTAAAGTATAACGCATTCTGTTTTCATCAACTAATGAAGCCATAACCATGGTGTCCATAATATGACCATTAACTTTAATACCGTAAGAACGAAGCCAACAAACGTCATACATGGCGTTATGAAATATTTTTGTTGAGTCAGTTGCACAAATATCTTTAAGCCAACTTAAAATTTTCTTTTTATCAAGATTGCCACCTCCTTCATGACCAAAGGGGTAGTATTTACACCAGCCATCTACAGCGACAGCAACTCCAATAATTTCTCCATTACCGATAACAGAACCAGATCCTTTAGATTTTAAATCAGGATCTCTTGTTTCTAGGTCTATAGAGATAAACTTATAACCACTTAGATTTGGAAAGTTATCGGGAGCTATCCATTCAGTTTGAGCTTCGAACATCATTTACTGGTTTTCCATTTTTTATAACCTTCTATCCACGTTTCTGTCTTCTCTTTCTCCTCCTCGTAATCTCTTTCAATAATCATATCGATGTAATGTTTTGCTTTTAATAAATCTTGCTTTTCTCCTTTATGTGCGTGTCTGCAGATGTACTTAATAGCATTTCCCTCTGCAAATAACAACTTGTTATCGTTTATAAATTTACTTGGCTGAATTTTCATGTTCTTGTAGTGGGATCCTCCAATTTGTTTTTTATAAGCACTCATATTTGATATCCATATTCTCCCATAGGATTAACTAAGTATAAATTTTCAACTGTTCTTGTTATTCCTACAAAAAATAATCGATGTTCTGGGTTAGGATCTTTTTGATAAGCGTTATAACTATTATAATCAATGTCTAACATTAAAACTGTATTTTGTCTTTCGTCTCCTTTTGCACCATGAATAGTGGATAGTTTAATTCTTGGTTCTACAGTTGGAGAAATATTTTCTTTGTTCTTTTCCATAGCAACAATAAAGTTTCTTTTCTTCTCATTAATTTTATCTAATGCTTGTTCCCAGCTGCCCGCCGCTAGTAGACCATGCTCGTTTCTTAAGTCTTCAATATTAATGACATCTTCAATAACACTTTTAAAAGAGTCTCCCTTGCCAAAAGTCCTTTTTAGTTTACCTCCCTTAACAGACATAAAACCATACATTTTTTGAGCAAGTTTAGCTGAAACTAATTGACCTTCATTTAATTTTCTCCAAGTATCAATCGCTTGTAAAATATCCTTACTAACTAAATTGTTTCCTTTCTTACTTCCATAATAGTAGCCTTTATCTTCAAAGAAATCTTTAAGTTGTTCTAACATTTTATTGGTTCTTGTCATGAGCATCCAGCTACCTTTACTATAATTAATGTGTTCGAAATGAGATACATAGTTCACGGTTCCTTCAAAATTTTTAGGTGTCCATTGTTTAGAAACTCTTTTATCTGATGGAATTTTATCTAAAACTTGTTTAGCTAATTTCCAAACTGTTCTTGGAACACGTCTTGATTTAACTAAAGATGTATCAATGGTTGTATTTTCTTTTTTATGAAGTCTTATAAAATGTGTTGGATTAGCTCCTTGAAAGCCCATAATCGCTTGATCATCATCACCTGCAATGTAAGATCGTTTTGCATTGGACTCGATATAATGAAACATTTCCCATTGAAGATTATTCAAGTCTTGTGCTTCATCTAAAAAGACAGCATCTAGAGGTGGACATTTTTTCTTTTCGACAAATCTTGAAATCATATCCACAAATTCAAACATCCCTGTTTCTTTTTTAAATTTAACAAGACATTTATTCAAATAATCTAAGTTAGAATAACTAATATCTTGTAGATGCTCCTGTAATCCATACTGATTTTCTAAAGTTATTTTTCTATACTTTGCAAGATTAATAAGTTTAATATAATCATTACCATAAACCATGGTTCCATCATCGGTTGCATAGGTTTCAAAGTTTAATTTATCAGCAATACCTCCTACATAAGTTTTAAAGGCTTCCCATTTCTTTCCTTTTAATAATTGAGTGCCTGTATCAATTCCACATTCTCTTGTGCCTAAAGCATGTAGAGTACAGAAATATTTTAAATCTTCATCGTAATCTATTTTATTAAATAATTTAGTTGCTCTAGCAACCGAGATTCTTGTAGCTTCTTTACTGAAAGTAAAGAATCCTACTCTCTTTAAAGGCGTTTTATATTTTTCAACTTCTTCTTTTAAATAGGTATTAACAAGTCTATATGTTTTTCCTGTTCCTGGTGGTCCGGGTATAATAGTTCTTTTTATCATTTAACGAATGGCGGCCTTTCTATTGGTGGTGGCTCATCATTATCTTTATGAACAGAGAATGCATTCATCGACATTACTTTAACTGATTTACCAGAAATTTTTAAAACCGTTTCTTTAGCATCAAACAGTTCTTGTATTTTATGCGACGTTTTATTTCTTTCCATTCCCCAAGATCGTGTTCTTTGTAAGTAGTTCCAAAAGTCTTTAAATTTAAAATAAGATTTTCCTTCATCTGTCCAAGAAACTCCTCTGTTAATATCTGTCTTTTGTTTTCCTGCTGCTCGATCCATTGTAAAATTTTCTAGATGCTCTTCTAATTGTTTCTTAAAAGTTAAACTTTCCGGTGCTTTAATTTCTTCTACTGCTTTCATTAAATTACTAATTACTTTTCCCCATATAGGTTTTGTAACATTGGGTAATTTAACTTTAATTTGTTCCATACAAGCTTCATCAAAGAGATCAAAATTTCTAAGTGTTTTGGTATCCACTTCAACTGTTTTACCTCCAACATTAACAAACCATATTGGTGGATCCGAAGTAAAAATTCTTAAGTTAGATATATCTGGCATCAAAGTTCCATTGCCAATTCCAAATTTTCTAGATTGACATGTTAATGAATCACAATAATTACAGATGGGTTGATCTTTACATTTGTATTGATAATCTTTTTTATTAAGTGATGAGATTAATGTCATCACTTGTTGAGGACTTAGTGGCGGTTTCATAAACCTTGTATTGTATGTCCCTAAATCTGTTTGCCATGTATCAGGGTTTGCTTTCTTTAAATAAACTCCAATATTATAAAGTCCATTGTTTCTTGTTCCTTCAGGAAATCCCTCTCTACATAAAATCTGTAGACAAGGGGGACCATCTTTGATGTTTTGTTCTTTCTGACTTTCTACTTGAAACTTTTCAAATTTTTCTTTCGTTAATTTATATTGAGCGTGAAGTTCAAAAAATTCTTGAAGACTTGCTGCATCTCCATTATCTTTAAAAGCATAACGAGCTGTTTTATCTCCACCATGATAGGGAAGATTTAAAAAGCTACCTGTATCTCCTCTCTCAATTAAAATGTATTCTTGTTTAGGAAAAATCTCACATTCAGAATACCCTAGTGCAGAAGCCATAATCTTTAATTTTGATCGCATCGCTGCTGCAGGAATAAATTCTGATACAAATAAAAAGACATGTGCTCCTCCAGATTTTGATCTACAAACAACAAGAGGTAAATTCTTTTGTTTTATTTTCTTGATAAATTTTTTATGATTAAAATCGTATTGATCAATATCAATGCAACCCCAACGACATAAATTATTTTCATTGATAGGAATAATACCTAAAGCAGGTTCTTTTCCATCTAAATGATTTTGCCAAAGTGCATCAGTAACTTGTTTTTTAACAGTAAAAGGTTTCCCTTTTTGTTTTCCATTGGTTGAATAAATATTGCTTGGTACATATTGACCATAGGCACTATTTAGTCCTTCAAATATTTCTTTAAATTTTTTCATCATACCTTTTGTATGGGCGAGTTAAGTCTCCCGCTCTCGCCCACCTTTCTAACCGGTGTAGAAACTTATGATGCTTTACCGTTTGACTGATCTGCTCTACGGCAACTTTCATAAAAAGATTTTGCCCTATTGTAGAGATTGGTATCAGTTATTTCTCCTACCTTTTGTATATTGTATCCATACCATTCGTTACCCTTTCCAGTATTTTTTACTGAAGATAACTTATAGATGTGGCTAAAAGGTGGCGGAGTATAAGGTCCGTTTTTCCCGTCCTTTGTGATGCTCATCATCATTGAATTCCATTTTCTGGAAATCTTTGCCTGTGATGAATACATAGATATTAAAGCTGTTTCAGCTGATTTACCATCTGATATGATGACAAAATGCTGAGCAGTTTTTTGAATATAATTACCATTTGGTAATCTATCCTTACCCATTGCATCTTTTGTTGTTTTAGAAAGAATATCGCTGTTACCAGGAAAAATATTTTCTGGTCTTCCTGAGCCTGTACCGAAGTCAGCCCATTCTTGATACTCTAATCTATAGTGACAAGGAATAACTTGTATTCCTTTTTCACCCTCATACAGTTTTCTTGTCACTGTATTAAAGAACATACCAGGGTCAGCGCCTTCAACATAATTCGCATGTTTTCTTTGCGCCTCTGCTGATCCATTCTGTAAAAGTTTCAAGATGGGTAGAGCCACACTTTCTGAATCTACGTTCTCAAAACCTTTTCTAGCGTCCGCTTCAAACAGAGCGTCTGATGGCAGACCTGCTTCTCTCTTCGTTGCTACTTGCTTCTCGTTTCTAGTTTCCATGTTTCTAGTTTCTCCTATCGTTTAGTTATTTTCGTTTGGTTACCTACAAACGTATTAAAGAGATCCGCGGGCAGATCTTGTCCAGATTCTGTCCGC